CTCGTAAAGATGAACGAGTATTACCCGCACCTGCTCGACTCCATCATACGCCGTGAGCCGAACGCCTATCTCGCCGCCCTTTACTGGGACTCGGAAATGTTCGGCAGGAGCACGAGGACGAGGCGGACGCTCGAAGAAGATGCGGAGAAGAAAGACTACCGTGCGGAACTGAACCACGTTTTCAGGAACTTCGACACGTATTTCCAGACAAAGCACAAAAGGAAAGTGGCAAGCGCCTACAGGAACTTCTACCTGTCGACCGCCGCGCTCCTGAACGACCAGCAGGCAAAGAGCCTGTATGAATCACTGATGGCCGGCGACCCGAAGCTGAGGAGCCTGAGGGCGCTGTACCAGAACGTCTACAGCAAATACGTGGAAAGCGCGAAGGAAGAATTGAAAGCGAGGCCGAATGATGGATAAGAAACTGTCCGCACCGTTATCCACCCTGCAGTGGGTGGACCGGGATGCATTGAAACCGAATGATTACAACCCGAACAAAGTATCCGAAGAGAACCTTAAACTGCTGACACAGTCCATCCTCACCAACGGCTGGACGCTCCCGATCGTGTGCAGGGAAGACCTCACCATCATCGACGGGTTCCACAGATGGACAGTGGCGGGAAGGGAACCGCTGAGGTCCAAGCTCGACAACAAAGTGCCGATCGTCATCGTCATCCATAAGGAACACGCCGAGGACATTTACGGAACGGTCACGCACAACCGGGCAAGAGGAACGCACCTTCTGGAACCAATGAAGGCGATCGTCAAGGAGCTGATCGGTGAGGGCAAGTCCGTCGAAGAGATCGGCAGGGAGCTCGGCATGCGTCCGGAAGAAGTGTTCCGGCTGTCGGACTTCAGCCGTGAGGACTTCCTGAACATGATGGTTGCAGGCAACACGAAGTATTCCCAGGCGGAATACATTACAAGGATATGACCAAACACGTACCGCAGCAAGAAGCGGCCGGCGCTCACGGAAAGCAAGTGGCGTCAATCATGGGAACATAGCTCAACAACAACGGAAAGAGCGCGGGGCGCGCTTAAACTCAGGAGAATCCGAGGTGAAGGTTCGAATCCTTCTGTTCCCGGTCAGCGACGGCGCGTTCCGTCGTTCTGATATCATATGCTTTTTTCATCCTCTGGCGAGTGAAATACCGGATGGTACGTAGCTCGCTGTATCGCGGGGTGGAGCAGTACGGCAGCTCGCGAGGTTCATACCCTCGAGGTCGCAGGTTCAAATCCTGCCCCCGCTACTCAAAACTCGAAACTCGAAACTCATATTGAGGCTGATACAGATAGGAATATCTGAGCATGGGAACCATACGCGATGCGCCAACATCGAGCGGTTCCCTTTTATTTAGCGCATAAGCACGGCAGGGCTCTACGGCAACTGAGCATCCTGGTCCGCGCAAAGTTATACCGGATATTTTTATGCGGATTCCGGGTGAGGCGCACTGCATGGCGAGTACGGACGCTGTGCGGTGTGCTTCGAATTTTCAGCATATTTTTGAATTTATTTGTGTTCTATTCGATATGACACAAAATACATATAAAATTTCCGGCTTACGCTGAAATAGTCAGACAATGCCGAAACAAAACAAATAGAGCAAAGGAGGGAGACGTGCCAAGAGCGAGAAACCCTAACAGGGATAAGGCGAAAGAGCTTTATTTGGAATCCAAGGGGAAACGCCCGCTCGTCGATATCGCGAAAGAATTGGACGTCTCACCCGGCGATATCCGAAAATGGAAGTCCATGGACAAATGGGTCAATGAACTTCCGTCACGCTACCGGAAGGAAGATACATCAGCTGAAAAGAACGTTCCCAAAACGGATAAGAGCGTTCCGGAAGCAAAAAATAAAAAATCCGCGAAGGAAGGGAACGTTCCGAAAGGGAAAGAAGATGCCCCGAAGCGGAAACGCGGAGCGCCTCTCGGGAACAAGAATTCCGTGGGGCATAAAGGCGGGGCACCGAAAGGGAACAAGCGGACGCTCAAGCACGGCGGGTACTCGAAGATATTCTGGGATTCGCTCGACGATGAGGAGCGTGAGTTCCTTTCCCTGATGACGGAAGTCGATGAGGAACAGATTCTAATCGAGGAGATACAGCTGTTCTCCATCCGCGAGCGCAGGATCATGAGGGCTATCAACATGTATAAGACACACCCGGACTACAAGAAGGGGCTGTACATCGCTGGTGTTGACAGCAGGAAGACGAAGCGAGTGTTCGAAGGGTCAGCGGAAGAGAAGGAAAAGCAGAAGGCGGTATATGAAGTACTCGAGGAATCCGGACAGGTCGTTCCGGGTGTCGAGGTGCAGACCAATACGAGGACGGAAGCAACGGCCAACCTCATTGCGAGGCTGGAGCGCGAGCTTACTTCCATCCAGAGCCAGAAGTCCAGAGCGATCGCATCGCTCAACCAGATCAGGAAGAACAAGTTCGAACAGGATGTCCAGATGCAGAAGCTCCCGTTAGAACTCGAACAGATGGACGCGAACATCGAGCGTACCGATGCACTTACGAACAAGCTCCTCGGATCCGACAATGTGCTTGAGGACCTGAGCGAGACCGATAAGATGCTCTACGGAGAGGACGGTGATGCGGATGCGGACACGGTCTGAACGCAGGCAGCTGAGGTGCTGGAAGGACAGAAGGGAAACGAGGCGTGAATCACGGCTCCATTTCATGTGGAACGAGAAGCACAAGGAATATATCCGGAAGTGCGTCTCGAACACGTACAACATCGCGGAGGGGGCTGTCCGAGCAGGAAAGACCGTCGACAATGTGTACGCCTTCGCACATGAGCTGAAGACCCACCCGGACAAGATGCACCTGGCTACAGGGAGCACCGGAGCCAATGCAAAGCTGAACATCGGTGACTGTAACGGCATGGGGCTTGAATACATCTTTGCCGGCCAGTGCCACTGGGGGAAGTACAAGGGCAACGAGTGCCTGATCATAAATGGTCCGGATACCGGGCACAAGGAGAAGATCGTCATCTTCGCAGGTGCCGCTCTGGCGTCATCTTACAAGAAGATCCGCGGCAATTCATTCGGAATGTGGATCGCTACTGAGGTTAATATCCATCATGACAACTCCATCAAGGAAGCATTCAACCGAACTGTCGCATCGCATCGAAGGAAGTTCTTCTGGGACCTGAACCCTGACCATCCGAACGCTCCGATCTATACGGAGTACATCGACAAGTATGTCGAGATGGACAAGACGGGCGATCTCCTTGGCGGAGTGAACTATATGCAGTTCACGATCTTCGACAACATCAGCATCGAGGAAGAGGCTAGGAAGGCGTTCATTTCTCAGTACGTCCCCGGGACCATCTGGCACAACAGGGACATCCTCGGACAGCGGAGCATTGCCGAAGGTCTGATCTATAAGACCCTTGCCGGCGAGATGTCGCTGCCGAAGGGACAGAAGAAACCGCACTCCATTACCATTGCCGAGGCTCGGCAGATGCGGTTCGCCAGGGTCATCGTAGGCGTTGACTTCGGCGGGAACGGATCTGGACATGCGTTCGTTGCCGTGGGGCTCCCGGTCGGGTTCAGCCAGATCGTTGCCATACGGAGCAGGAGATACGTCGAGGGAAAGATGGACCCGGACACGAACCAGCTCGTGAGGGATATATCATCCCAGGAGCTGTGCAAGCTGTTCCTAGATTTCGTGCTCTGGGTGCGCGCAAACTTCGGACGCGTCGACAATGTCTACGTGGATTCGGCTGAGCAGGTGCTGAAGCGTGATTTCGCGAATACGCTCAAGCGGAACAAGCTCGGCGGCATCCCTGTTTCCGACGCGATGAAGACTTACATCAACGACAGGATATTCTGTCTCGACATCCTGTCCGCGAATGACAGGTTCTTTTATGTCGAGGAAGAATGCCGGTCCCTTATGGATGCCATAAGCTCGGCCATATGGGACAAGAAGAAACCCACAAAGAACGAACGTCTTGACGACGGAACATCGGACATCGATTCGATGAATGCCTTCGAGTACACGTTCGAGCGGTATATACCGAAGCTGCT